TGTATAGCCCATAGCAGAATTAGGCGTAGGCTCTGCTGCTTGGCGCATCCAATCAAAATACTCTGCTGCTGTTTCGTGATTGGAAATGTTCTTCTCTAACATAATTTTTTCAATCTGATCCACATCTTCCAGACTACCCGCAAGACCTTTAGAAATTAAAGATTGTCTGCGTTTATCTAGTTCTTCACGGGCTTCTTTTTCACGCAATTTGTTTTCAGAAGCAAGTAAACGACCTTCCATTTCAGACATTTTCTTTTCTGCGTAATCTTGCAGTTCAATCTCTGGAATCGGTAGATCAGGTTTTACCCTTTTCGTCATGCGTAAAAAATCCCTACGTGTTTCAGGGTTCTCAGATAATGTCTTGGCTAACATCGCCAATTCATCACGTTGTTCAAATGAAATATCTTCTAAACTCATACTATATCCCCTTCAGAGATTAAATAACTTTCTTTGTATCACCAGGATGACTCATTGTCATCATATTCTTGTAGCCACCTTTAGTTGCACCGGTTAAACCACCGAATTCAGAGTATCTTGGTGTATTAATAATTTGACCATTTTTCTGATTGTTGTCAGTAGGTCTACGTGGGTTTGCTGCGCCTCTTGGCTTAAAAAGTTCCATTTCAATTTCCTTTTACATGGGTGGAGGTGGCATACCGGGAGGCATACCGCCAGGGGGAGGCATACCGCCAGGAGGAGGAGGCATCCCACCGCCCATTGGGGGAGGAGGCGCACCGCCAGGTGACATACCAGGAATCATTGGTGCTGCTTGCATTGCTTTACCTTCAGGCGTTGCACCACCGGCTTGAGGTAACTGTTGTAACATTTGCATGATTTCAGTTGGCTGAAGTTCATTAACTTTTGATTTTTTCTGACCAATCAAACCTGTCAATGTTCTAATACCAGCTAATAATTTTTGACCTTCTTCAGATTCGGAGCCAATAGCGGGTAAGGCTTGCTCTAACAAATCCATTGCCATTGAGACGTTGAGCATTGCTGCTTCACGATTTCCCATCTTTGGTTCAGGCGTTGACATGGGTGATCCCATTGGAGGAGTGCCACCATCGGACATTGCACCAACACCTTCAGGTACAGGAGTTACACCACCAGGAGTTGCTTTATCCTTTTGGTTTCTAATCATTTCCATCAGACGATCTGGAGGTACACTCATTACATAATCCTATCAAGTTTTAAGAAAGATTAAACCTTTCTATCAGTTTGTCAAGTGGGGGATATATTTCTATTCCCTCCCCCATGGGAGGTTTAGTTGGTCACCCAAAATAATTCTTGCGAATTACTTACGGCTTTTACGACCTTTACGAGCTTTACGCATTTTCATCTCCAAAAGAAGGCAGCGACCTATTTTAAAGGGAAGGAAGCCACACCCTTTTCCTTCTCACCGGAAATTATTACCGTCTTGTTTTACGTGATTTTTTATGAGCTTTTCTCATTATTATCTCCTAAGTAAACTATCCCCTGGTTAATCGGCTACTGTAACTTCGATTGCTTTGACTACGTGGTTGTTGCATACCAGAAGCACGGTATTGAAGGCTTGGAATGTTGGCACGATTTTCTAACCCAGTTGTTGTAACACGGGGCTGATCCGCTTTAGGTTGTACGTTACGTGTTGCCATTATCCAACCGGCTCCTCTTTTTTAGATTTCTTTGGTTCAGGATGTTGCTCTGGAGGCTTTGATGCTTGTTCTTTCTCCCTCTTTTGCAACTTCTCAATCAATAATTGTTTCATTGGTGGTTCAACTAAGTCTAGCAAAGATTCTTTGTCAATGCTACCAGTTTTAAACAGATTAAAGGCTAATTGTTTCAAATCTTCCGTAAAGATGGGTGAATTACTATGTGCATCAACCTTAACTGTAAAATCTTTAGTAAATTGTTCGGCAATAAACTTTTTACCGTTTGTATCCACAAAATGCGTGTCATCATACACTTGCATGAGCTTTAAATAGAGTGTAGCGACTTTTTCAAGGCTATCTTCAATGATTAATGCCCGTTTTTTGATTCTTGACGAGCCTAACCGAGCTAATTGTGAAGCATGACCTTGTGATCTGACTCCTGATTCCCCTTTTCCGCTTAAAACATTAGAGATTCCAGATGCTTCAGCAAACATAGCATCTACTTCATGGATCACTTCAAAGAGGTTTGATGGCATATCCGGAGACAAACGATCGACTTTAGCACCCGGCATATCACTTGCAATGAAGGTTCCAGCCCGATTAAGAGCCATAAACTTCTCATCAACAATGCCTGACACACCAGAATACACGGTTGGTGGGCTTACTTGTTTACTAAGCAAATCTAAAATCTCTGTCATACGGGTATTTCTTAGCTCTTGCAACAAGATAAGACGCTGACATTCGCTTTGTCCCCACAAATAATCGTATTGCGGGTTAGGACAGATCTGTATAAATGGACATTCGCCTTTTAAAAACATACTTGCGCCTGGTCGGTCATATACAACAATGTCCGGTGATGCCATTGTGACTACTTGATAATCTTGTGTATCGTCATTCCACAGCCACATCTCTTTCATTTCAACGGTATCTTCAGCAATACGGGGTATGTATCTATTCATACCATATAAATCTAAATTGACGTTACCGTAAATGGTGGGATTAGTTTGACTCATGACAATGCGATTAACGGCTTCTGGCATATCATTGTCCGATATTTTAATACCGGTAGTGACACGATCCATAATCTGTTGGCGCTTGGGATGGGAATACAGACGGGCTGCAAGCTCAGACTTAGTAATGTAGTAGGTTTGAACGATAGCTTCTTGCCTGTCTGTATACGGTATATCTTCTCGCAGTACGCCAATGCTGGCGGGTTCAATCATATAAGGGTGAATTCCCTTATTGACTACAAGTTTGATATAAGTTGTGTTGTAGACTAACGCCCATTGCAATGCCATTGAAAACACTTGGTCAGCATTAGAATTGAGCCATTCGTCATTAAGCGCTTTAGTTAAGACGGGTGTTTTGTCTTGTTCAATAATCGGTACAGCAGCGCCAAGGTTAATTGAAAATCGTGTTGTTTCAGCAGAATATAAAAATGAGGTCAGTTGATCCAGATGAGGATGAATTTTATTAAAATACGCTGGCGGTTGTTCAGGAGAAGTTCCAAACAAATAATACGAACGTAATGTTGTGTAATCCCCTTTTCGTTCCTCACGAGAGACGAGACACTTATTCATTACATCTAAATAAAGATTTTCTCTGTCCTCATTATTACTGGGTATTCTCATTTTTTAATCTGTAGGTTTTCGTGATCTCGCATCGTTCCATTTGGATTGACTGTTGGTCCTACTTTAATTCCTGCTTGCGATGGTGTCAAGCCCGCAGATTCCCCATTGATTGGTTGACTGTAACGACCAGCCAAAATACTTTGCATATTCATCCCTTGGAACGCACCGCCCCAAATGGCGTTGTCACCAGCACGGGTTTCTTTTGGCGCTGGCGGGGTTTGGGGGATTGCTTGCTTGAGCTTGTCTTTGTTGACCCCTCTTTTACGTGTAGCGTACTTCTCGGCTTCAGCGTATTCTTTTTCGGAGAACTTGTTGTTACGTGTGAGGAAGCCGCTTTGGTTTTCACCCGTTCTAGCGGATTTAATATTTGACATTCCGAATTCCATTGCGAGTTGCTTGGAGGATTTATCGGTAAACTTGGTTTTGTCCGAAACCAGCCCAGGAGCTTGGAGGTGAACTGTGTAAACGTCATTGGTGCATCCTTTCATTGGACATTGTGGTTTGCGGCTTTCAAAATAACCGTGTTGATCGCATTTGTAATCTTTGATGACTGCCATGTTATCCCTTTCCTAACTGTTCATCTAATGGTTTAGCAGAATAATCATATTTATTGCTAATCCCAATCTTCATCTTAATCTGTCCGTTAATAACTTGCAAGCCTGTTGTGCGTTGCATGACGGGTTTAGCTTCTCGTCTGTATTCAAGGTACTTGGATTTATCTTTGTTTTGCATAATAGCAATTTCACCATTCTTCCAAGCATGATAGGCTTTGGACACTCGGATCTGCATATATTCGGTAACGGGTTCTGTTTCATATAAAAAGACCGCCTTGAGGTGATCTAATGAAACACCTGCAAGGTCGGCAAAAAGTGGTATAGAAATACCACGAGCATAATCTTTCAAAAACCGTTTCATGACTACTCGAAGTTCACGTTTAGGCATTGCAACGACTTTCATCATACCCTCACTTTACCGTCTGAGCCATACACGCCAATCCGCTTTAAGTAATCACTCACATTCCTACCAACGGTGAGTTGTTCAGGGGTAAAGTCATCTTGAATCCGACTAATCTGCCTGGTAATTTTTTGCATAATAAGCCGGGGTTGTACTTGTTCAGCAAAGGCGGCTGCTGCCAAGGCAGTTGCAATCACACGGTCATCTTTGTTTCTTCCGGCTGCTTCAATTGAGCCACCGTCTCTGACCATGGTTTTCATTTCCTCAATCGTATCAATATCCACAATATCCATCATGCCACGCTCAAAGTAATCTTTCATGTAAGACAGCATCCGTTCTTTTGTGGCTGCCGTAGTAACCCACCCCTTGCTGTTGGAAAGACCACCTAAAGAGTCATTCCTTCTCCAAATATAGTTTTGCATATTGCCGTATACATCAAGAAGATCTTTACCGAGGGCAGTACCCATACTGGCTGCTTGACGTTTAAGATTGGTGAGTTCGTTATACACGGCTTGACCTGGACCATTAATTTCAAGGTTCAAGGTTGAATTCTTGTAGGCACCCGCCAAGTGAGCAATAATCCAAGCAAACTGGTATGTGTTGAGTTCAGATGTAGCAAAGCTGGCAACTTGTTCCAAACCGTCTGCATAGCAGCGAAACACTTGAATACAGAACCGATCTGCCCAATCACTTGATCCGTAAGCAGGATCAGCACCAATGACATAGTACGCTGTATCAACAGGTTCTTCCCAGATCTTTAAAGTCGCTAATCTTTCTGTGGACTTTAATACTTCGGTGTCTTGGAAATTGACTCCAAAAGAATATCGGTAACAATCGTAGGTACGTTTCTTGAGTGCTTTGACAGCATCGGTACAACGGGCATTACTGAAGTAACTGGTGCCGGTCATGACAAACGCATAATCTTCGGTAGGAGGAAACTCTTGATACATGAGTCCTTCATCTTTGATACCTTCAATTGTTTTCCAACGCCACCACGCCATCTGTCTTGAATTCACTTCAAAGTTGTACATCTTCTTAATGTCCCGCACCCATTCTTTTTCTTCACCGGTGAGCTTGCCATCCCAATACACTTTAT